TTAGTATTTAATCCATATAGTTATTCTGAGATAGATTTAGTAATAGAATTGATACAGAATAATCTCACACCAGATCTATTAAAGAATAAGAAATTGATGTATCCTGGGGATAGGATGAATAACAAATATTATGGTCACTGTTATCATTCAACACAGGCATTATATTATTTGATAGATACTGACCAGTTAGTTCCTATGAGTGGTGAAGATTATAGAGGAGAGAAACATTGGTGGTTACAAGATCGTGAAAGAATCCTGGATGTCACTTCTGAACAATATTATTGCGTGAATGAATCTCCACCTTATAATAGTGGTAAGAAGAGTAAATGGTACGGTTGGAAACAACGACCCCAACAGATTACGATTAATTTAATGAAACGAGTACTTGGGGATAGGACAATTGAAGAAGTGTTACAGAAGTTTTAAAATTACTTTCATTTCTGTTATACTATTATTAATTCATTTAATTCAATGAAAAAAGAATTTGTTTGTGTCAAACCACGTTCTTCGGAGGCAGAAGATCGGTTCATAAATATGATGGACAAATTACACTCTTGCCAAGTAGAGAATCGTGCTGGTGGAAGACTGTATCTTTCATCAATATCAAAACGTTATTCTTTTGAGATGTTCGAGGGTGGTGACGATCACTGGGAGATTATTAAATGAAGGATCAAAATGCAATTGATGAGAAGGAAACTAAAGAAGATAAATGGACAAGAGCACATGCACTTTTCCTGGAATCTTTATACAAAGCAGATCACGAATTGCGTGGATGTTCTCATAACCAGAAATGTTATCATGAGTTAATAGAAATAAGAGATAGTATTATAGAATATGTTAGAAAGATACCTAATCCATATAAACCAGCAGGTAATTATCGTGATAGTGAAGCAGTTAAAGCAATTAATGGTATTAGTGTTTACTTATTGCGTGGAGCATTAGGTCCACATTATATGAAAGACTGGTCAGAAGAACATGTAAAAGAGTGGGAAGATTGGGTAGGTATAAACTCGTAGGCATTTATTTTTGTAAACCCGAACAACATTTATGTTGCTTTCCTGACTAAATAAATGTAGAATAGGAGGAACAAGATGCTCTAAAGATCTTTGTTAATGTAGTTTATTGGAGGAGTATTAATGCACAATCTTATGTCACATAATCAGTTAGCAGATTGGAACAATTTAGGAATGTCCGATAATGCCGATGAGCAATCGGATCTAGTCAACGACTATTTTAACTGCCTGATTGAATGTGAAGATGATCACTCAAGTTGTAAACGTGTATGCAAGGAGATGTTAGTTTAAAAACTGAATAGGTAAATAAAAACAAACCTCGTTGACATTTTGTTGACGAGGTTTTATAATGTTTATAGATATTCTTAGTGGATTTAAACAAGAATGAATGACCTACAACAAAAACAATTAGAAAACCTGGCAAAGGAGTTAGGTACAAGAGTAGAGTTTATGACTTGTTATGATATGAATAGTGAATGGAAGAAAATTGTGATAGAATATGATCATCAACTGAGGGAGAAAAATGCTGTATAAATTAACACTAAGGATTGCCTTGACAAATGTGGCAATTATTAGTAGATTGATTAAAGGAAATGAATATGAGAATTATATGCTCATTTCATTGGTTAATGTTAAACACGAATTACGGAGACAATTAAACAATGCTAAGAACACATATCATAGAAAAGAAGAATCCCCAACACAATCAAACCTGGGAATGGGATGAAACTCCTGAAGTATTAGCAGCAATAGAACAATTAAAGAAATCTTCCGCAGTTGTTGAAGCAGCACAATCCAAACGTAGATAAATACTTATTCAGGAACGGAGATTATTTTTTGAAGGACAAGAAAGCAGCAAAGTTGATTATCAAGAGAGCAAAAAAGCATCCAGAATATTACACAAAGGAAGAGGTAAGGTTTGCAAAGATGCTTAGAAAACAACTCAAATTAGAAGAGAAGCAGAAGAGTGAGTAATTATTACATAATGTTGAGTGACTCTAAAGACAGTATAAAGTTTATAGATAATATCACTAACGTATGTTAGGATTAACACACATTACCAGTTATTCCAATGATAAACCTCGACGAACGATACCATTCTTACTTAAATGGAAGAAAGAAGTTAAGGATAGATGGTGTTGAAGAGGCAGTTAAAGGATATGGTTACACTGATGATGGTGAATCTATTACTGGATACTATCTAACAACAAAGAATTATCAATTATATTATGATAATAATGCAGTATTTTTAAAAATGGAACCATTGAGAGAATTAGTAACTGGGACCTCTAAATTGACAGTATAGTGAGAAACAGTTGCAGGTCAAACTACTCTGACATAGAAGCAGAGGCATGATGTTTGATTAAAATTACTTACCTGCAATGTTTCTCCCACTTTTCTTTATTATTATCACAAATGGCAACAAGATCACGAATTGGGTTATTACTTGAAACTGGTTATGTATTGTCAGTTTATCATCATTGGGATGGTTATCCTCAGTGGTTAGGTGTTACTTTGAGAGAAAAGTTCAACACTTATGAGAAGATAGCAGAACTAATTGATGGTGGTGATGTTTCGTGTATAGATTCTGATTCTGATTGGCAGTTAAACAAGGTAGATAATCACGTTCAATATTATAATGATCGTGGTGAGAATACTGAACCAAGATTAGATCAAACAGTTGAAGATTACCTGGAAAATGGTGAAGAATTTGCATATCTATTTGAAAATAATGAGTGGGTATGTTATAAGTTACCATATCAAGGAGAACCTCATGTGGTAAATATACCAGACAAAGAGGTTGTTGATGCTAGTTAATTTAACTAAAGATGAAATGAAAGTAGTTGTTTATTACCTGAAAGGCAAAGAATTAATGCCCGAAGGTGATACAATCAAATCAATTCATAGTAAGTTAAACCCACTAATTGCTGCCTGTACTTGTAAGGAGAACTCCAATGACTGAATCAAATGAATCAGGTAAATTTCAACCTGGAAAGACTGAAGAAATGATTGATGATTTTATTGCTGAATGTGAAAAGGAAGCAGCAAAATTAGAGATTACAGTTGATTATTACCTGGCAGAGTTTATTTGACAAATGATACCCTATCGTTTATAATGATAGGGTATTTTAATATATACAACATTGCATAGGAATTATGGTAGAACTCAATCCGAATTTCAAACTAAGAATTGAAGAATTAACAACAGAAGGTTGGACACTAATTGATGACAAAGCACAACAATTAACAAAAGAACAGTGTGATGAAATGCTAAATGGATTTCTACAAGGTGGTGTTGGTGCTAATAGATTAAGAGCAGTTTATGATGTAGGAGAAGGATATAAGACCCCTAATGTATAAATGGGGCATCCTTATTTTATGTACAAACTTTACTTAATTTTCTACAAATGTATGAACCTGAAGTTAACGATTATGTAATTTGGGAAAGAGAAACAGGTAGTGATCATATAGAAAAAGACGAGGGATGGGTATATTTTAAGGGTGATCCAGTTGAATATAAAAAGGGATTTAATGAATGTCCCAGATATATTACAATAGAGACACATGTTCGTGATAAACCTAAAGAACAGTTAATGGAGGGTAAATGTTTACATACAAAGGTACATACATTATTATTATGTTATGAATCATGTTGGCATCAATTAAAGTTCGTGAAAAGAAGAGAATCTCCCATTACACAACACTATTCTCAGTACGATGATAGAAATAGTGAATAATTGGGACCTCTAAATTGACCTTAAAGTGTATTAAACTATTAAAGTAATGAAACCTTCACTTGTACTTAAAGAAATGAGATCTCTTAGAGAATCCTGGAGTAAGCAATCATTTAAGTTCACTAATGAACAACGCAAAAGATATGATGAGTTGTTGATACTTAGAAGAGCAAGAGTGAAAGAAATGTTGAGTGCTGCTAAAGATAAATAGAATATAGGAAATAATTGTATAAATGAAATCTTTTCAACAGTTTGTTAGTGAAGCATACGATCCTGAGATACAGGGTAGATCCCAAATCACCAAATCAGGTGAAGGTGGGAGAATTGTTCGTAAAAGAAAAATAACGGATGCTGAAAAGAGGAGAGTAAAAGCAATAGGTGGAGGTAAAACTGCACCTGCTAAAACATATAAAGATAAGTCAGATATAGGTAAAACTAATAAGAAAAGATCTCCTGCTGGTAGACAACAACAACCAACCCAGAAAAGAGGGTCTGCTTCATTAACACCTAAAGAGCAGCAAAAGAAGGCATACTTAGAAAGAAAGAAGAGAGAATCTTCCACTAAAGATGAAGTATCTGGTAAAGATAAGAATATTGATTTGAAAAAGAGTGCAGACAAGTTATTAACTAAAAAGGCAGAAAAGAAAGTAGATCCTAAGTATAAACCTGCAAAAGCATCTGGTTATACTAGAGGAGAAAGGAAGAAATTGAAAAGAACTGGTGATAGATTATTGAAGGATATTAAACAGAAAAAAGAGAAATCAGCATCCCATTATAACCCCAAGTTATAGTAACTGGGACCTCTGAATTGACTCTGTAGTGTACCTATAAACGTCTGTGTGACGTTTTAATACCTTTTATGGTATAATTTACCTATTGGTGATTATTTAATGATTGAACTTCGTGAACATCAAGAGGCAACAGTTGATGCACTAAGTGAATATAATAAAGGTCAAGTTATCGTCCCTACGGGTGGTGGTAAGACAATGTGCATGATTAAAGATGCACAACGTGAATTCAATAGTTGTGATTGGGATGTAATATTAAAAGATCCTGAGAGAAAAACGATTGTAATTGTTGCACCTCGTATTCTATTAGCACATCAACTTTGCGAAGAATTTATACAGCATATTGATGTAAGTCCTATGCTTCAGTATAAAGTATTACATGTACATAGTGGTGATACACATCATGAATCCACTACAGTTAGTGATACTATTAAACAATGGGAAGAAGAGAACTATAGATTTAATAAGTTAATCTTTACAACATATCATTCTCTTCATAGAGTACAAGAGGCAGAGATTGATGTGGATACAATATACTTTGATGAAGCACATAATGGTGTTCAGAAGAACTTTATTGGAGCAGTTGAGTATCATTCAATGTATGCAAATCGTTGCTATTTCTTTACTGCAACTCCAAAACATTCTAGCACACCATATAAAGCAGGGATGAATGATGAGGATATATTTGGTAAAGTATTGGTAAATGTTCCTGCTCCTAAGTTAGTGAATGATGGTGTTATTCTACCACCTAAAGTTGTAATTAAGGAGATAGAATTACCTGATGATAGTAGAAACAAGTATGAGCATGATTGTGATAGTATAGTAGCAACACTTGATGAGATTGATGTTAATAAAATCCTTATATGTGCAAAAGCAACCAAACAGATTGTTGGTTTAGTATCACAAACTGAATTTGTTAATCAATTAACTTATCGTGGATATTCCTGGATGTATATTACATCAAAGACAGGTGCAATTGTAGATGGTAAGAAGGTTGGACGTGAAAAGTTCTTCACTATTCTTAACACCTGGGGTAAAGATCCTGAGAAGAAGTTTATAGTTATGCACCACAGTATTCTCAGTGAGGGTATTAGTGTGAAAGGATTAGAAGCAGCATTATTCTTAAGAAATATGGATTATATTGGTATTAGTCAAACAATTGGTAGAGTTATTCGTAAAAGTAAAGATACAACTAAAACATTTGGATTAGTTTGTATTCCATGTTATAATAGAGTAGGAATTAGTACATCTAAAAGAGTTAGTGCAGTTGTTGATACTGTGTTTAACAAAGGTTTACCTGCTATTTCTGTTGTAAAAAAATGACTCTTTTTCAAGATCTTGCTAATAGTGTTATTGATCAGTATGAAAGATACCACAATAATGTTAAAATTGGTAATAAGGATGGTATTATGTTATTAGAATATGAAATAGGTTGTGCTATCTTTAGATTACCTAAAAAGAATGAGAAAGAGTTATTATGGACTGGATTTTCATCAGTTGAATCACTCAAACCTGGGGTAAAAAGGAGTAAAGATCATATATATCCACGTAAGATTGGTGCATATAAGTTATTTCATACTGATTGGACTAAAATAGAAGATAGTGGCAAATATGTTAAGGATTTGTATTATAATGAATTGGGAAGATATAACTTTGTAACACAAACAGAGAATAAAAGATTAGTTAAGTATCAAAAAAGATCAGTATTTACAACCTGGGAAGAAGCATATTCTAAAGCAGGTATTCAATTAGTAGAGGAAATTAAATGATGTTAATTGGGACCTCTGAATTGACCCTGTATTATAATGATGATTCTTATGAAACCAGAAGAAAAATATCAACAACTCTTTGAGCAAATGTATCAGATTTGTGAAGAGAATAACTGGGGAGATCCCTTTAGTTATGCACGTTCTCGTGAAATACATTTAGCAGGATTACTTGGTCATAGGGTTGCTGATGATTATTCTGGTGCAGATGCATATGATAATAATAACAATCCAGTTGAATATAAGTCCACTATTGGTAAGAAACTAACTGCAACATATAACGGTATTAGTGTACAGAACTCCTGGGAAGAGCAAGTAACATATTTGAAGGAAAATAAGATAGGAAAGTATAAACATCATTACTATGCTAGGTATAAATCAGGCAAGGTAATTGAGGTTTACAGATTACACGCAGATGTGGTATTATCAATATTATTACCACCTTTAAAGAAACAATTTGAAGATAAAAGAGTTAAGAAAGATCCACGATTAGGATACACTATTTCTAACAAACTCATTCTACAATATGGAGAGAAAGTATATGCTGGATAGTAAACAGTTAATGTATAGTAAGGGGAATAATGATGAATGTTATACTCCAGATTATGCTGTAAAACCAATCCTTAAGTATATTCCACAGGATGCAATTGTATGGTGTCCATTTGATACTGAGGAGAGTGAGTTTGTTAAACAAATACCTAACAATGTTCATTCACACATTAACACTGGACAGGACTTTTTTACCTATGAACCTGATAACTGGGATGTGATAATTTCAAATCCCCCATTTACAAATAAGAGGAAATTCTTTGAAAGAGCATTATCATTTAATAAACCATTTGCACTCATAATGACTAACACCTGGTTGAATGATTCTGCACCGAAGCAGTTATTTAAGGATAAGGACTTGCAGTTGTTAATGTTTGATAAGAGAATGAAGTTTATCAGTCCTGATGGTAGAGATAATAGCAAGATTACCTTCAGTAGTAGTTACTATTGTTGGAATTTGTTACCTAAACAAATAATTATGGAAGAATTAAAGATTAATGAATCACAAGCAAGATTACCATTATGACTGATAAGAAAGAACTCAAATCTATTGCACGTTTCTATAAAGATTGTGAGCAAGGATTTGCCACTAATGATGGTTACTATGCTGTTCCAATCCTGGGCAGTAAGACTAAACTAATGGTCATCTATAATGGTGAACATTTGAAAGAATGTAGAAATGAAACTTCTGCACGTAATTATATCACAAAACACAAAAAACAGTGTAAGTAATGTTAACTGGGACCTCTAAATTGACCCTATAGTGAAGGGGCATGGGTGACGTTCACTAATCGTCTTTAAATTGAACCTCCCTTCACATTCACTTAGCAGGGTTATTATGCCAGCAAAGACTACATCAACGCAGTCAACAAAATCCGTAAAAAGATCAACTCGTCGTCGTAAGTCTCCCGCAAAACTAACAACAATTCCATCTAAATCAGAGGCAGTTGTTGTTAAAGAAGTAGCAAAAGTTGCTCCTCCTGCACCTAAACTAACTTTTGAAGATTATCTTGAAGATTTTCAATCAAGAGTCAAAGTTCACAATTATGAGTTTAATTTATTTGTGAAA